CTATGGATATAGTAATGAGAAGGCAAAACAAGCTTTGAGGATTCTTACTAAAGAACAACTTAATTTTATAAAATCGAAATTTGAAACTGGAGGAACAAAATGAGTGTAGTTCAAGAACCTGAAGTGAAGTGGACGCCCGACCAAATGGTGGAAGTGATTCTTAACGAACCTGATGACTTTCTAAAGGTACGTGAGACTTTGACCCGAATCGGAGTTGCTTCAAGAAAGGAAAAGAAAATCTATCAGTCTTGCCATATTCTACACAAGCAAGGTAGATATTATCTCGTTCACTTTAAGGAACTGTTTGCTCTGGATGGCAAACACGCAAACCTGACCGTGAATGATGTTCAACGTCGTAATCGTATTGCCCAACTTCTTGCTGATTGGGGTTTGATTGAGATTGTTGATCTTAAAAAGATTCAAGACATTGCACCTTTGAATCAAATTAAAGTTCTTGCTTACAAAGATAAGGGGGACTGGATTCTGGAAACTAAGTATAATATTGGTGCCAAAAAGAAAAAGGTAGAGGATGCCGAATGATAAGGAGCGGGTTTTACACCCGCCTTTTTTGTAAGAAGTATTATAATTATATGCGGATGCCGAAAGGGTCCACACAACACAAACTCGCTTATTTAAGGAGCTACCATAATGAACAACCTTACAAGGTATACTGCTGCGGATCTTCCTGCCCTGATGGAAAGAATCACCCGTAATAGTATTGGAATGGACGAATATTTTGATCGTCTGTTCAATCTTCACGAAACGACAACAAACTATCCTCCTTATAACCTAGTCCAGATAAATAACGTTGAATCCCATCTGGAACTCGCATTAGCAGGATTCAAGAAAGGAGAGGTTAATGTCTTCACAGAGTATGGAAAACTTTTTGTCGAGGGACAAAAAGCGGATACAGAATCGGATAGGACGTTTATCCACAAGGGAGTGGCTAGCAGAAGTTTTAAACGAGCGTGGACTTTATCCGACGACACAGAAGTCAGGGAAGTCACATTTGAAGACGGACTTCTACGGATCGTACTTGGGAAAATAGTGCCCGAACATCACGCCCGTAAAGATTATCTCTAAATAGAATTGAATATCGTCGGTGCGGAGAGTCCCTGGCAAAATCCAGGTTGACTCTCCCTTTTTTTATTGCTATAATGACAAGAGGAACAGTCTAACAATGTCGATTAAACTAGTATTGCTAAAATCTGGTGAACAGATTATTTCTGACGCAAAAGAAATTGTCACTCAGGATAAAGAAACAGGTGAACGTGATGTTCATGGATATCTGTTTGAGAAACCTCATAAAGTTTCTATTCGAACAGAAATTTTGTTAACCGAAGATACTGATGATAATTCACGGGATATTCAAGTTGCTATGACTCCTTGGATTGTGTTATCATCTGACGATAAGGTGACGGTTCCTACAGATTGGGTCGTAACAATCGCAGAACCCCTTCAATCCGTTAAAGAAATGTATGAGGAAAAGGTAAATGGAAAAGTCGATTAAGTGTCTGCTTTTAGATATTGACAACGTAATTATTAGTGAAGTTGTTGAAGTTATGGCAGATATTGGTGATCCTGATTGTAAACTGGTAAATCCATATCAATTTTTTAGTGAAGACGATATGAGACCTTGGCCTAAAGCAACAAATCAAACTGAATTAATGGTTAGATCTTCGGATATTCTAACCATTGCTGATCCAACTCCCGAAATTATTGAAAAGTATCTTGAATTGACTGCATAATGCGCTTTTACACAAACGTTCAAATGGTCGGGGATCACTTCTTGGTCCGTGGTTATGAAGATGGTAAACACTTTATGACCCGTGAGAAGTTTAACCCGACTCTTTTTGTCCCTTCTCAAAAGAAAACTAAATATCAGACTCTAAATGGGGAGTATGTAGAATCAGTTCAACCTGGTTCAGTTCGTGATTGTCGTGAGTTTGTTAAAAAGTATGATGGTGTAGAAAACTTTAAGATTTACGGAAACACCCAATACATCTATCAGTATATCTCTGAGATGTATCCAGAGGAAGAACTAAAGTTTGACATTAGTAAAGTTAAGGTTACTACTCTTGATATTGAGGTTGCATCAGAGAATGGATTCCCTGATGTAGAGTCTGCTGCCGAAGAAGTTCTATTGATTACTATTCAGGACTATTCTTCTAAACAGATTCGCACTTGGGGTATGGGTCCGTTTAATAATCAACAGAAGAATGTAATTTATCGTTCGTTCGATAATGAGCGTGACTTGTTGATGGACTTCATCAACTGGTGGATGGTTGAAGAGAATACACCAGAAGTTGTGACTGGTTGGAATACTGAACTGTATGATGTTCCTTATTTGGTTCGTCGTTTGGATCGTATTCTTGGTGAGAAGTTGATGAAGCGTTTTTCTCCATGGGGTCTTGTGACTGAGGATGAAATTTATGTTGCTGGTCGTAAGCATATTTCATACGATGTCGGTGGTATTAGTCAACTTGACTATTTGAATCTTTATAAGAAGTTTACCTATAAAGCACAGGAATCTTATCGCCTTGATTATATTGCAAGTGTTGAACTTGGGCAGAAGAAACTTGACCACTCTGAGTTTGATACGTTCAAAGACTTCTATACTAAGGGTTGGCAAAAGTTTGTAGAGTACAACATCATTGACGTAGAACTTGTTGACCGTATGGAAGACAAGATGAAACTGATTGAACTTGCTCTGACGATGGCATATGACGCCAAAGCAAACTATACGGATGTGTTTTCACAAGTCCGAATGTGGGATACTATCATTTACAACTATCTGAAAAAGAGGAACATTGTCATTCCTCCCAAAGAACGTTCAGATAAGGACTCAAAGTATGCTGGTGCTTATGTAAAAGAACCTATTCCTGGTAAGTATGATTGGGTGGTGAGTTTTGACTTGAACTCTCTATATCCACACTTGATTATGCAATACAATATCTCACCAGAAACTCTTTTGGACGAGAGGCACCCAAATGTCACTGTTGATAAAATTCTGAATCAAGAAGTCACCTTTGAATTGTATAAAGATAAGGCAGTGTGTGCTAATGGGGCAATGTTCCGCAAGGATGTACGTGGATTTCTTCCAGAACTGATGGAAAAGATCTATAAGGATCGCACCATCTACAAAAAGAAAATGCTTGCTGCCAAACAAGAGTATGAAAAGAAAAAAACCAAAGAGTTGGAAAAAGAGATTGCTCGGTGTAACAACATCCAAATGGCGAGGAAAATTCAACTTAACTCTGCTTATGGTGCTATCGGCAATCAGTATTTCCGTTATTACAAACTAGCAAACGCTGAGGCAATCACCTTGTCTGGTCAGGTGTCTATCCGTTGGATTGAGAACAAGATGAATGCCTATCTCAATAAGATTTTAAAAACAGACGGAGTAGATTATGTTATTGCTTCAGATACTGACTCTATCTATCTTAATATGGGTCCTTTGGTTGAAAGTGTATACAAGGGAAGAGAGAAAACTACTCAAAGCGTTGTTTCGTTCCTTGATAAGGTCTGTCAGGTGGAATTTGAAAAGTATATTGAAAGTTGCTACCAAGAATTGGCTGAGTATGTAAATGCTTATGACCAGAAGATGCAGATGAAGCGTGAGAACATTGCTGAGCGTGGAATCTGGACTGCCAAAAAGCGTTATATTCTGAATGTTTGGGATAGTGAAGGTGTTCGTTATGAAGAACCCAAACTTAAAATGATGGGTATTGAGGCAGTCAAGTCTTCCACACCAGCACCTTGTCGCAAGATGATTAAAGATGGACTCAAACTGATGATGAGTGGTACAGAGGATGATGTGATTAACTTCATTGATAAGTGCCGTGAAGAGTTTAAAAGTCTTCCCCCAGAACAAATTGCTTTTCCACGAACTGCCTCTGATGTCCGTAAATATTATTCATCTTCTGATATTTACAACAAAGGAACTCCCATTCATATTCGTGGAGCACTTCTCTTCAATCATTATATAAAAGAAAAGAAATTGACAAATAAGTACTCGCTCATTGCAAACGGTGAGAAGATTAAGTTTGTCTATCTTAAAAAACCAAATATTATTCAGGAGAATATTATCTCTTTTATTCAAGACTTTCCCAAAGAACTTGGTCTTGACAAATACATTGACTATGAACTACAATTTGAAAAGAGTTTTGTAGAACCACTCAAATCTATCCTTGATTCTATTGGGTGGAATGTAGAAAAAACTGTAAACCTTGAACTATTTTTTGCCTAATGGATTTGCCTATTAACGACAACGAACTGAATACTATTATCAATGCTATGGCTCTTGGTGGAGATACGGCATTGTATCAAAAACTTAAACTGGTAAAAGAACTTAAAGATCAAGGTTTACCTTATAAAAAAATACTTCGTGAGGAGTATGGGATGGTGGCATGAAAACGATAGAACTTCCTATTACTGAGCGTGAACTTGAAACTATCATTACAACTTTGAAGGGTGTTCATCCTACCCTTTATGCTAAACTTTGGTCATATAAAATGAATACATTGAATAAGGAGAAAACTGATGGACTTTCTTAAAGAAATTGTAAAAGAAGTTGGTGGTGAGTATACGAAACTTGCTTCTGACATTGATGAGACGGAAACTTATGTGGATACGGGTTCGTACATTTTTAATGCACTGGTTTCAGGTAGCATATTTGGCGGTGTATCTGGTAATAAGATTACTGCTATTGCTGGAGAGTCTAGTACTGGAAAGACTTTCTTTTCTCTCGCTGTGGTTAAGAATTTCCTTGACAATAATCCCGATGGTTATTGTCTCTACTTTGATACTGAAGCTGCCATTACAAAGTCACTCTTGGAGTCACGTGGCATCGACACATCACGTCTTGTCGTGGTTAATGTTGTCACCATAGAAGAGTTTCGGAGCAAGGCACTGAAGGCAGTAGATATTTACTTAAAAAAACCTGTAGAAGAACGCAAGCCTTGTATGTTTGTGTTAGACTCTTTGGGTATGCTTTCCACTGAGAAAGAGATTACTGATGCGCTGAACGATAAGCAAGTTCGTGATATGACCAAATCACAACTTGTGAAAGGTGCTTTCCGTATGCTTACTCTTAAGTTGGGGCAGGCAAATATTCCAATGATTGTAACTAACCACACTTATGACGTTATCGGTGCTTATGTTCCTACAAAGGAGATGGGTGGTGGCAGCGGTCTTAAGTATGCCGCTTCTACTATCATATATCTCGGTAAAAAGAAAGAGAAAGATGGAACAGAAGTTGTCGGAAACATTATCAAGGCTAAGACTGCTAAGTCGCGTTTGAGCAAGGAGAACCAGGAAGTTGAAGTCCGTCTATTTTATGATGAGCGCGGTCTTGATCGCTATTATGGTCTTCTGGAACTCGGGGAACTCGCTGGACTCTGGAAGAATGTTGCGGGGCGTTATGAGATTAATGGTAAGAAAATTTACGGGAAGGAAATCCTGAAAAACCCAGACCAGTATTTTACGGAAGATGTGATGCAAGCACTGGATGCCGCTGCAAAAGAACAATTCTCTTATGGTTGAACTTAACGATTTAATTCATGTTTATGAAGATGCTATTTCATCTGATATTTGCGACGAATTAGTTTCTTTCTTCGAATCTAGTTCAGACAAACATGAATATTTTGATAACCAAGGAGCACCAACTTTTACTCAATTTAATTTAACAGCAAATCGAACTGAAAAGGAAGAAATTCATAACGTTCTTGTAAAGAACGTATTTGAATATAGAGACAAGTATTATGATTTTGTGTGTAAAAAAGTTTTTCCTTCTTCACATGCATTTGAAGAATTTAGAATAAAGAGATACAATGTTGGTGGTTCTGAACGATTTGATACACACGTTGATGTACTTGATTATTCAACTGCCAGAAGATTTTTATCTTTTTTCTGGTATCTGAATGATGTTGAGGAAGGTGGAGAAACTATTTTTAAGGATTTTCAAATTAAACCATCCAAAGGAAAATTAGTCGTTTTCCCTCCTTTATGGATGTATCCTCATAAAGGCAATCCACCAATAAGTGGTTCAAAGTACATATTGAGTACATACTTGCATTACAAATAATGGAAAGAATTGAGACAACTATTTTAAGGAACCTTGTATTTAATGAAGACTACTCACGCAAAGTTATTCCTTTCATACAACCAGATTATTTTGAGCAAAAGACCGAGAAGGTCATTTTTGAGGAGATTGTTCAATTCATTGTTAAGTATGGTTCAGCAATCACCATTGAAGCACTCAATATTGAGGTAGAGAATCGTACT